GCAACAGTCATAGTTAAACCATCGCTAGACACTGAAACTACTCTGTTATAAGTTTCAGTTGATAAACCAGATACTTGATATCTGATAATAGCGTCACTTCTAATTCCTAAAAAGTTTTTGCCAGGGCAAGTTACTGTCCCAGCACTAACACCACCAGTAATAGTAAGTCTATCAGTAATATTAAATCCTGGAGGAGAAATTCTTTGAAGAACTGTGTCAGCAACGAATGAAGTTTTTATTCCTGAAGAAATTGAAGTTGATCCTTGGAAAACAGACTTAATATCTTGTGTGCTGAATACTTTTACACTTTTTACACTTCTTGAATATTCTGAAGACTCATTAATTAAAATTTGTTCCCCAGCAATGAATGTTCCTGATGTTTGTGTTAGTGTTATGTCTACACCAGATGCTGCAGTAACTACATATCCAGAAGCATTACTACTTACTCCTCTGATGAAAGATGTTGCTGGACACTGATTAGAATTTAGACTTTGATTTAAAGTTAATTTTGTAAATGTCTGTACATCAAAAAGATATAATTCCCATTCAGAAGAATCGTTTGAATATGGAGCATCACTTAAACTGAAAGAGTATACTCTTGCTTGTCCAATTTCATCTCCTGTTCCAGATCCTTCAGATGCTTTTCTTTGATTGAAGAATGTAACGGTATTATTGCTTGTATTAATACCGACAAATGGAGTTCCTGTTACATTATTAACTCTCAGGAGATTACCCATCTCAAATGGGACTAGAGATGTATTAACAGTTGCTTTATCTCTAGGCTTATCAACATCTAATATTGTAGTCGCTTGCTTTTCAATATCAAATCCTCTTACGTATGCTTTTCCAGGTGATACCTTAATACACATTAAATCATCACTAGGAATGTTGCCGGAATCTGTTGTTTGTGTTGATAGATATATCCCTTCGTTTGAAATACCATCATTTAACGAATTAGCAACCTGAATATTAAACTTATCTACAGAATAATCTCCAGATTCTTCATAAGTTCTCTTGGCAAAATAATCTTTGATAACAGAGTATTCTGACTTATTTTGAAGTTTTTTGACCTCACCATTATCAAGTCTAATTAACTCTACGAAACTCTTATCATTAAAGTCTGTTAGTGGTTTTTTTGATAAAACTGTTGAAATTTTTAATCTATCTGCACCAGGAGCAGCAAAGTTTGAAAATCCTCTAGCATTATCGTAAAGTGAAGAATCGTCTTTAGCAGTTACAATTTCTTCTAAGATATTTAAACCAACTCTATAAGATGGTGTGTTTGAATATGGATCAAGAACAATTTTATCTGTTGCTACATCTACAAAAGTTCCTCTGATAAAATATACACCTTGTGATATACCTACAGCACACCCAATTGCCGATGCGTTCAGTGATACTAAGGTTGCTACAGTATCGCCAGCATTGATTGAAGTATTTCCATATACAAAAGATTCTTCCGTAATTAATACTTCACCATCATTTAAAGTTCTAACAGTGTTATCTGATCCAGAATTTAAATATTTAATAAACAGGGTTAGATCTGTAATGTCTGTAGAGTCTGATGGTGAAAGATACTTATCAACAATTACCGTTACTCCGGAATCTTGACCTGTTAGACGCTTTCCTACTAAATTTTCTGCGTAAAGAGAAACTGGAATACCCAGATGATCTTGATTTATTCTAATTGAATAATATTCAGAGTCATAATTAATATTTCCGGGGATCACCATAGATCCCTCTTTGAAAATATGACTTCCGAAAGACTCTATCTGATTTTGTAAGATAGATTGTAAAGTTGTTAATTCTCTAGCCTGTACGGGGTATCCTGGCTTAAATAAAACTTTATAAAAATTATTGTCCTTATCAAAGTCGTCGTAATAAGGATTTATATTTAAATTAGTTTTCTGTGGCATTTTTTAGAATTCCAGGATAATTTTAACGTCTTCTTTTTGTCTAGAATTTCTCGTGATCAGTGGTCTATTATCTAAGTAAATAATTTCACCTGACCCTTTATTTATCTCTGGATTTGACAACCCATTTGTAAATTGACTTCCTAGACTAATAATTTTATTGCCCGTTGGGTTTGTAGTAATACCGGTAAACCCAGTATCAATAGAACCAGAAAAACCACCAGATGTAGTAACAGGATTTGCTGATGATTCAAAACCTAATACTTTTGAACTTGTGGAAACACCAACATAATCTGTTTGATCTAATGTGGATTGATTAAAGTATAAAGATCTATCTCTGTAATACTTGAGAACCTTGGTTTCGGTATCATATGATGCCACATAACCATGAGCAGATCCCCCAGTTACAGATTGACTTATTTTATCTCCAACACTAATAGTTCCAGAAACAGAAGAGAATTTTATTGAATATAAAGATGAAAATTGACTTTCAGTAAATACAGAGGTTGCTCCAATTGAGGTAGGATTTTTTACTATTCCAATCTGTGCAAACTTTGTATCAGTTGGAAAGTCTTTGGTTGAATCATCAAATCTAGCGTAAATTAAAACTTTATCAGTTCCTAACTCTTTATATAAATCATATCCGTGACCCTTTGATGGTGGGATAATTGGAATTAGTTTGGCAAAATTTCCAGTGGCATTCGCATTTATTGATCCAAGATCAACAACACCATAAGTATAATTTTTTCCTCCAGAAGAAACTGAAGCATTAGTTATTTTTCCACTTACGACATCTACAACAACTTTTCCACCAGTTCCATCGCCTAAAATATTAACTTCTTGACCTAAACCACCAGAATACCCAGATCCTTGATCTTGTATATAAACTTTCTTAATTTGATTATTGTTAACTGTAGAATCTCCATTTTCTCTAACTGCTTGTATCTGAGAATCTGTAGATGTTGACCAATTGTTAGGAACCGAAATATATTCTGTTGAGTCAAACTTTATGATGTCACTAGGAGAAACTGTAAATAAGAACTTCCAAATATATCCATCGCCACTTTCACCAGCTCTTGAAGGTTCTAAATCAGTGAATAATGGCTCATCCTGAGATGCGTTTCCTGTAGTGCTGATTCCGGAGGATCCATTATCAATACAAATATAAACATTATAATTACTATTCATAACATAGTAATTAGCATCATACAATCTAGAAGATTGTGTTACTGGTGATGGAGATGTGACACTATAATCGTGACGATACATCTCATATCTTGTTCCTTGCGTCCAATCAATTCTTCTAATTAATCTTCTAACATTGACACTAGTGACTTTTTTACCAAAAATCATAGTGTCAGAGACGTGATTTATATTATTGAAATTATCTACTGGATTTGGCGTATTTGTGTTCCAGTCAGAAGTCCTACCAAAACCAACCTGAGTTGGATTAGATAGACCTAAAAACACATAATAAGAATTTGAAGAGCTTTCTATATTCTCTACAAAGTTATTAGCATTAAGAATTCTAAACTGATCTGTTACAATAGCAGCCATATTACTAGCTTTTTCCTATATTTATACTATTATCCAAGATCCTTTCTCAATGCTCCACTATCTCTTAATCCATAATCTCTTCTTTGAATTGATGGGAACGTTGACAATCCAGAATCAATTGTAAATCCTGTTACACCTATAGAGATAGGAGAAGTGGATCTACTAAATCCAGACAGTCTGCCCCAAGAGAACTTGCCAATAGGACTTGTGGTGCTTCCAGTAGTATTAATACCGATTACATTAGAACTAGAGTGTACATTCGTTACAATTTCAGAATTTGATCCACTAGAAGTTATTGAATGTACATAATAGACATTATCTAAGAATGTCGTTCCTACACCAACAACTGAAGAATTATTTGAATCAATAGAAGTAACACCAGATCCAACAGAAGTATTGAATACGTAAATTGGATATCCGGTTTGTAGTCCAATAAAGGAAGAAGCATTTAAGAAAAACTTAAGTCCTAATGGATTTCCAGAAGTTCCAGAAGTTGTTGTAATTCCTGTTATAATTCCAGAAAAACCTTCTACAGTAGTGATATTATTAATATCCTCTTTTGTAAAGGAAGGTAGTGGAGATAATACTTGTGGAGGGGCACTTTGATTATATCCAAGTCCAGGATTTGTAATTGTGGTTGAGGTTATTTGACCGTTAGTAATAGTTGCTGTTGCTCTAGCAGTTGTACCAACACCGACTCCAATAGTTGATGGAGCAGATATTGAAACCGTTACAGAAGACCCAACATAACCACTACCACCACTAACAATACTTAGAGATTGAATTGTTCCACCAGAAGAAACCACAGCAGTGATTCCTGCGGCGACTGGAGATGAACCAGTTACAATTAATCCACCAAAACTTGAAATTACTAATGCTGAAGTATTTTCTTCATAATTGAAGAATTGAGCATCATCAAGAAATAATTCCGTATCCGTGGTTGAAAAATCTTTAATAATCTTTGAAGTTGGATAGACTAAAGATTCTATGGAGTCTCTGGTCTTATAGACATTTTCCCCATTTATAAACTTATCAACCTTTTGCTTAGTCCAACTAAATGGTTTGAAGTTGGTTTCATCAATTCCCTGTTCAACATAAAGATTAGTTTCAATCTTATCCGATGTTGAGATATTATATATTGTTCTAATATTTTGATCTATAGTTCCCGAATAGTTATTATTTTTAAATACTTGGACTAGATCTCCAACTTTGATTGTTTCATTTACCGATACTGTAACACTATCAACTCCGGTTGTTCCTTTATAGAAGAAGATAGAAATATTATCCTCAGGATCTGGTGGGACAATAAAGGTAAATGATGTTCCACCCTCAAAAGTATAAGAGTCTCCTGGAGTTTGTAATACCCCATTTACAAATATCAAGAGTAATGAATTTAAATCAATCAAAGATGAATCTGGATTATTTGGATCAATTTCAAAACTCAACAGTTGACCATTATATCTCAGTGGGAATCTTGTTCTAGATCCATCTTGAAGATCATCAATTGGATCAATAAAATCAAAATCACCAAATTCCCAAGAAGACATTTTATCAGTAAATACATCTAAAACAGTCAGTTCAAAGTTAGTTAACGGTGATGCTAGGTTTTTGGCAGTTACTAATCCTACAGGTTTAAATACATCACCAATCTTAAATCCATATCCTGGTCTTGTGACCTTGAAAGAAGTGACCTCAAATAAAGTAGATCCAATTCCAGTCGTTGAACTTGCTCCCACATCAACTGATAGTAATAATCCCGTTCCTGTTTCTGTAGTTGCCCCAACACCAAGTCTTGATACACCTACAACTTCAAGATTTTCGTAAGATGGTTGAGGTATTTGAATTGTTGGATTTGTATATCCAGATCCTGGATTTACAACTGTGAATGTCAAAGTACCACCCAAACCAACAACAGCAGTAATGGACGCTGCTGTGCCAGTATGACCAGATTCTGTAATTCCTATAGAGATTGTTCCACGATACCCAGATCCGCTAATATCAGTGGTTCCTAGACCCACTGAGACTATAGTTCCTGCTGTTCCAACAACTGCAGTAACGGAAGCACCAACAAGAGGAGCAATACCAAGACCACCACTAGAACCAAGAGATACAATAACACCACCACGAGGAAGTTGATTTTGATTTATGTCAGAAGTGCTCTTAATTATAGAACCATTTGAAGAAGTTATTCCAGTGAATACAATGCTAGAAACACCAACATTTTCAATGTATGAATAGTTGTTTCCAGTATTGTTTATTGTAGATGGTTTTTGGAATATGCCATTGAGCAATAGAATTCCACTTCCAGTTTGAATTCCGGTAGTATTAATTCCTTGAACAGTAACAGTGTATGTTTGTCCAATTCCAGTAAACCTATCTGAAATGTCATCAAAAATTCTATTATTTGTATAATCATTTCTTAGATAAACTCTTCCATCAAAAGATGATTTGGTATATTCTAGATTTGAAGAATCTTTTAATATTGTATTTTTTCCTTTAGGGGCATCAGTAAAATATATTTTATTTCCTACTATGTTGAAAGATCCTGAGTATATTCTAACAGAAGATCCATCAGTATGAGATGTTGAAGAAGATCCAACAAATCCTCTTGTAACTTCCAATAAAGGAACACTTCCAGTACCAGTGATTGGTCCAACAGAAGTTGTGCCAAATCCAACAGATACAATCTTCATATATTCATTGTCAATTTTTAGAATATTATTGGGAGTTATAGATGTGATTCCTGTTACTTCAAATATTGTTGAAGAATTTGTAATCTGTCCACCATTATTGTTTAATACTGTGTTTATTGGAGTAAATGATAATGGAGACTGAATTATGCCATCAATATCAATTAATGATTTCTCAAGTTTTTTATACATCTCCAATTTATGAGAATTACCAGATCCAGAAGATGTAAATGTGACATATATTCCACTAGAAGCAAAATCACTTCTTGTAGAAAGTCTAAACTTATCTTTATTAATTTTTATGGCATACACTTCTGATGGTAAGATATTAGTAACAATACCAACAGAATTGAGTGTTGACCCTATTCCAACTGCTGAAGCCGCTACACCAACAAAAGTTGAACTTGGAGTATAAATTAATCTTTCTCCAGTGTTAAAGAAGTGGTCTTGAATTGTGAATATACCAGTAGATGCTTCTAAAACAGATGCGTTTGATGGATTAAATTTCTTCTCAAAAATTGGGATTCCTTCATAATTTAAATTAAAGTCTGTTTTATTAGATCTAGTTCCGTTTATGGCATTGTATTGAATTAGAGACAGAGACTCTGTAACTGGACCGTATAGTAGATCTGGAGCCTCATTATTCAAGTCACTTTCAGTATATACAACTTCACTGAAACTTTGAATTTGTAAATTAGATCCTATAGATGGATCTGGGTGGAAGATAAGATT